TTGCCATCATTTTCACCTTGGGAAACAGCAACACTTCCAGCTGCTATTGGAGCAACACTAAACATTGATTGTCCTTTACTAACAGAATCTTTTACTTTTGGTGTTATCTTAATTGTAAATAAACCTTTTTTTACATGGTTGCCAACATTTTGTTTTTCGTACAGATTATCAAAAAAAGTATCTGGTATTTTACTTTTTGTTTGTAACTCTTGCAGACTTTCTTTTCCAATAGCTGTTCTATCTTCATCTAAACCTAAATCATTTCTTTTTGTATATAAAATTGCATTTTTATCTATTTGTTTCAAAACTTTTTCTGCGTTTTTAGGAACAATATAATCGTAATATGTTATTAACCCTTTGTTGTTCCATCTTTCATATTGAACATCCCCAGGGCTAAACGAAACATAATCATATCCCTCGTCAATTGCTTTTGATAACAAACGCTTAATTGCTAATTGTGTCCACTTGTCTGTACTTGTTACAAATGGTGATCTTTCAATATAATTTTGATACCCAGTTTCTTTTCGTTCATTGATTTTTGATATTTTGTCTAATAAAGAATCTAATTTTTTTACATCTTCATTGTTTGCATAATCCGCAGCTATTGCTATTTTTTTCTTAATGCCTCCTGTCAAATCTTTTATTTTTCTGTTATATACGGAATGTTGTAAATCTGCCTTCTTTTCTGCTAGCAAAATTTCTTTTCCATCTTCTTGTACTGTAATAGTATTAATTAATTTTTCATATTCATCAGCAATCAATGCTTCTGTTTCTTGCATTTCTTTTACTTCCTTTGCACTTGGTTTAAAACCTGTGTCTCTTCCAGTTTGCCCCCAATCAGACTGAAGTTCTTCTACATATAAAACTTTTTCTCCGTTATAATCTCTATCTGTTGTGCGTATATGGAACAAGTTATTTTCATCATCAGAAAAATGTACACCTTCTGTAAATTTAACCTCGTCATCATCTAATTGAAAACGTAACTCCTGATAATTTTTTCCATCAGGTTCAACACGATCTGACCATCGTGTATCACCTTCCATACCTAAATCACCATTTGTTTCAGCTAATCCCCTAGCTTGCACTTCTGCTTCATCTAAACTATAAATCTCTAAATCTCCAGATTCTTCCATTTGCATATCATATCGTTTTTTACCATAAGAAGTAGCAAAAGCGTTTCGCCATGAACTTGATTCTGATTCAGTTTCAAAAATTAGATAACCAATTTCATCATTTCCAGTTATTGTGTAACCAGTTTTAGAATCTACATATTTCATAACTGGATCGCTATAATATTCTTCTTCTGCCATTTTGACAGCTGTATTATAATCAAGCGTTTTTCCATATACCTCGTTTTGACTTGTGTCAACTTCATCCATTAACTCACTAGCACGCTCATCTATATAATTATCACCATAAGTTTCTTCTGGGGTAAGTTTTACACCCTCACCAAAATCCATAGTAACTTCAGATTGGCCTGTTGCTACTACTTCACGCAACTTGATTCGATTATCATTAATATGTTTTACAATATCGTCTTTGGTAATTTTCTTTTCTTTAAACACATCTTCTAACCCTAGCCAATCAATCTCCTCTTGTTTGACCCCAGACTTTAAAAGCATTTGTTTGAATTGTTGTCCTGTACCTTTTTCTTGTTTTAACTTTTGTGTTTCTTCTAATGCTTTACTGTAAAAACCAAAATCGTCTGTTGTACGTTGTACTGCTGGTTGTTTTTGTGTATCAATTTTTTTTGGCATTGCATCCCCTGGTTGAATAGCACCAGTAGGTCTAGGAAGTGGGGCATCTAAATTTTGTATTACGTCTTTTGTTTTTTTAACACCTTTGGCTGCACCTTGAACTGCCAACTCTGTTGGTTTACCTAATGCTGCAAATTCACCAATTGTTTCATATGGATTTTCTCCATCACCAACTTTTCCAATGTTTTGATCGAACCATTTTTTTACTTCTTCAGTTGTTGGAGCAAGTGTTTCCTCATTGACATCAGCACCCAAACTATTAGCAACAGTTCTAACTAACCCTTCAAGATCGCCAGGTAAACCAACTGTTCCTTGCGTTACACCTTTTACAGTTGCAGCACCAACATCTAAATACTGGTCGGCAACATAACCAATACTTTCTAAAATATCTTTTACTTCTGGGGGGTCTTGTATTTGTCGAGCAGCAGATTTTTCCATCTGAAACCTTGCTTTACCACTTGCACCAGGAACAGCAGCTGGTATCCTATTTACCATGTATTTTTGTTCAAAAGATGAATAGTTCATTTTTAATTTTGCATTTCTTTAATTGGGTTTTTATACAAAGATTTTCTTAATGTTTCATATTTACTATCAACCTCAGTTTTTAAAGTTCCATCTTTATCGTATAAATTTGTATAAACTTCATTTAAAAATTCAAATTTATTAAAATTTTCTTTTAATTTAATTCTTTCAGATTTTTCAAAGTTATATAAAATTCTTTTTGCTTTTTGCAATCTTTGTCTTGTAGTTGAACTATCCAACACTCCAAAATTTATTCCCTCTGAAGTAATACCTAAAATTAAGTTTTCAATTTGTCTTTCTTCTCTTGCTAATGAACTGCGAAAATTGTTTGAAAATTTTTGCATTTGTTCTTTGTTTGCACCAATAAAAAACGCTTGTTTTCTTACTTCATCAAAAGTTTGATAAAAATTTCGATTTATTTGATTAAGCAAAATTTCTTCATCAGATATAGTTGCTCCCCTAGCAAACAAATTTTCTATTTCTTTTCTTCCTACAAAAGAATTACCATCAATAGTTCTAAGATTTAAAATGTCATTTTTAATTGAATTTAATTTTTCTATATCAGGATAAATTTTATTTTCTTCTTCTGTAAGTTTTCCTAATAATTCTTCAAACTTTTCTTCTACAACTAATTTATTTTGCTCAAGTTCTTTTTCTTTTCTTGCCTCTATATCTGTTACGTTTTTTAAAACTTGAGATACAACTTCTTCTCTATCTTTATTTTTAAGATTTGATAAAAATCCAGACATCGAACCGGCATCAAGTTTTTTTATTTTATTTAACTTTTCAGAAATTGATAACCTAGGGTAAAAATCATTGCTATTAACATAGTTTGCAATCGCATCTATTTTTAATTGCCTAATATCATCTTTTAATTTTTGTGATAAAACCGGTATTTGAGTAACACTTATATTAGAACTAGCAATTATATTAAGTCCTTCATTCTCTAATGCTTGTATAAGTTTTACGCTTTGAGGATTAAACTCTTTTACATTATTGTTTATTACTGATTGTATTTCTTGTTTAGCATTTTCTATACTTAGGTTTAGTTGATTTAATGTTAATGCTTGATTCCTTTTTATATCTAATTCAATTGCTTTTTGATAAAGAGTATTACCTAAACTAGCAGCACTTGCTCTAAACTTTACTGCAACCTGTGGATCAAGTTTTCCAACTGTACCTGTATAACCATCTATAATTTGATTTGCTCTTTCTAAAACGTCAGAATGTTTTAAAGCACCTGATTCAATATCAGGCTGCATAGTCAACATTTCAGTTTTAGCTTGTATTAGTAATTGATTTGAAACTTGACTTGCTCTAAGTTTTTTTAATATTTTTCCTCTGACAGTAAATTCATTTCCTTCTAAATCTGAAACATCACCTTCATCAACAATAACTTTTAATTGCTCTTGAGTAACAGGATTTTCAGCTGAATATTTTAATGCCTCATTTTCAATATAATTTGTTGCGATTGGGTCTAGCATTTTTGCTAATCTATTTTTTACATTTGCTCTAGTGCTTTGATAATTAGCAGCCTCTTGCATCCCTGTAAATTGAGTAGATCGCAAATTAGTTGCCCTTGCTGGAGTAGATCCAACATTGTCAAACAATGATTGTTGTTGATATCTTAGCTGCGCCATTATTATTTCCTAAATGGTGCAAAAACTGAATCAGCTTTTGTAAGAAAGTTTGCTCCGGTTTCAAGCAATGTCTGATCTGCAAGTAACCCACCAGATTTTTTAGCAAAACTACCAGCTGTTCTAAACTGATTTGCTTGAAGTTTAGCTGCTGACTTATCATAAAGTCCTTGCCTAATTGCTGAAATATACATTGCTCCAGCATCCTCAAAACCCATAACTTTAGCATTGAGTGCGTTGTAGTCTAATAAAGTTAAATCAAACATTGCCTCGTCTGTATTAGACTGTTGCAATCCAGCAATTGATCCACTTCCAAGACTAACTCCATTTGCAGCTGCTCTTGCTCTTAACGCAGCATTAGTTGCTCTCATGTTTTTTAAAACACGATTGCCTTGAATCATATAATTTCGTGCTTGGATTTTAGATTGAATTAAACGTCTACCGGCTTGTATCGTTCCAATCTTTTCGGTTTGTTCTGCTCGAATGTCTGCGAGTGCTAAAGTATCAATAGCTTTTAATTCATACAAACCAGCTTGGTAAATACCAGCAGCTTTTTGTGAACCAGCAGCTGCGATTCCAGAACCAAGTTGTAAAAATGGTGAGGCTGCACCAGCTACTTGTCCAATTGTATCAAACACCGAATTCAAATTCATTTAAGTTCCTTGATTAACTGCAACTTTATATTCCAAACCTAACAACGTCATTTTTAATGGAAGGTCTTGAGTTACTGTGACCTTTGCATCTTTGCTATAACCTAAAATTCCATCAACTTTTTTTACACCTGTGAAAGTGGGAACTGCTAAATCAAATAAAGGATTATCTAATTGTCTAAAAGAAATTGTCTGGTCATTAATTTTTAAATGTTGAGTATTATCAACAATCGCTGACACTTGCAAAACTCTTTTTTTAAAACTTGTTCTTGTTCCAGTTTTTAATTTAACTTCAATTGGCATTGTTGAAACAGTAGTTGTAAAAGGCAAACCAACTTCGTAAGAACTTGTTGAGGCTCTATCAAAAGTTACACTTGCATTTGAAACAGTTTCGTTTGACTGTGGTATGCCATCCGTTAATACAGCAACACTTGTTGCAGTATGAGGCAATGAAGTTACTGATGCAGTTGCTACCGATCCTAAAAAAGAACAATCGGTAAATGAATTATCATTAAACTCTTCAATAAAAAATTTATTTGTAGAATTAAATGTTCTTTTTGTCGCAACATAAATATCTTGAACATCACAGTTTACATCTATAAATTCACCTGTAGTTGTATACTTACTTGGAGCAACTACATTTTGACTTCTCATAATTGAAAAAACTGCAAGTGATCCATCGTCATCATTACTTATTAAAAGTAAATCTCCCTCATCGGTTGACGTTGCTCTTCTTAATGCCATTCGTTTAGGACTTTTTAGTAAGTGACCACTTAATAAACTTATTTTAGAAGTAATGTAAGTTAATTGTTGATCGCTAAATAAAAATTCATTTAAACTTTTTCCTTGCCGTTGAACAAATACAGTTCCAGATTCTAATGGTATTGCTTTTGTTCCAGGCTTTGTTCCATGCCTTGAAACATTTTTAAAAATCATAGTGAGTGGGGTAATTGGATTTGTTGATGATTGTGGAACAAAATGCTCGCCACCAGTTGTAAAGATTTGTAAATCTCTGCCAGACATAATATCAACGATAGAATTTAATTGGTTTGTATCAAGTGTTGCCTCGACTGCATCATCATCCAATAATTCAGTTGGTTTAAAATCAAAAAACAATCCTACCTTTGATCCCCAAATTGTTGATGGTCTTGACTTACTTCCACCAAAATATAATCTGCCCTCATGAAAAATTACAGACTTTGGAAAACCTCTGCTGACAGACCAAACATTTTCATAACCTTGTTCTAAATCCCAATCACCAGCTGAGATTGTTGAAGTATCAAAAAATGGATATTCTGTTACTGCTTTAACTTCTTTTGCCGAAACAAATTGTAAAATTCTTGCTCTACCTTGAGGCTCTGCATTTACATATTGATTAACATGACTACTTGCAAAAGCAGATGCGCTTGAAGTGATTTGTATTTTTCCAGAAACAATCGATGGTGTAATATCAACAGTTGGATTTGTAACACTTAGTGAAAAAGGGTACAAAGGAACAGAATCAAAAGTTGCTGAACTTATTGTCCAAGTTGCATCACTACCACCTCTAATTAATTTTAAAGGCGATAAATCTTCATGTGTAATAATCATCGTGTCGGCTGACTGAACATAATTCATTTCGTTCAGCATTGCAGAAGTAATACTTGTTGTTAAAAAATTATTACCAGAACTATTTATATTTGTAATTTGTGTACCATCTTTTATAACCGACATTCTTTCATGCGTAAAAACGAGCATATAAGAGTCATCAACAGAAAATTCAAATGGTACTAATCGAACACCATTAGCAGCAGAGGCCGAACCTGTATCTGGCAACTCCATAATATGTTCTAAACCAGGCCTTCTTTTTAAACCACCTTGGGGTTGTATTACAACATTTGTTGCCTCGCTAAGCGCGTTTTCGTATGCTTGAATATCAACTCTTGATCGCAATAATGGATCAAGTTCACCTGTTGTAAAGTTCGTTTGCATATCAATGAAACGAGCCATTTAAAACCTCGCATCAACTAAAATAAAATCATCTATTACATTTGATGGATTACCTTGACTATCCATTACCATTGCTTGTCTAGCAAAACCACCTCTGCCATTTTCGCCTGGTGTTCCAGTTGCTACGATCTGCCAATACTGTGATTTATTTTCTTGCTCGGTAATCGGAAAAGCAAAATGCCAAGCACACATGTACTTCAACAACTGAATAAAATATTCTGGCATTGCAAACTCAGGGGTACGATAAGGATAATCAACAAAAATAGTTTCTTCGTTAGTTAATAATAAATCACCTTGCATTTCAAAATCTTTAAATGAACTTGGATTTATTTGATTCGTAATAAAAACTTGTCTTGGATTACCTAGTCGATCCCCAGGCATTTGATATTGATACTTCCATTCAGAAGTTGGAGTTGTTAATAATCTTGCAAGTTGTATTTTTTTAAATGCAAAACTCCAAGGAAACATCATTAAAGTTGTATCTCGTATGTCTGGATATAATCTGTCAGCAATATTGCTTTCATCATTGCCTTCTGTAAAAGAAGAAATGCTCTTTGCACCTAAGAGCAAAAGAGCATCAGAACAAATCGTAACAGCTGTATCTCCAGCAGCCATGTTTTTCCTAACTTATAAAATGATACCCCAGCAAAAAAAGGCTGATTTTTTTAAGGGTGTAACCGGGGTATCAAGTGTTAATTAATAATTATTAATCGGTATCAGTATTAGCGATTGTCATTCCATCAACAATGTCAATACCTGTCGCACTAACACCGGCAAAATATGTCAACACACCTCTTGCAGAACCATCATTGTCTGCGTAAAGATAAAGTGCATCACCATTGCTTACCATAGTATTTATGCCAGAAAAATAATTATGAGTGTTCACATCTTCAGCTGTGTCTGTCGTGGTATAGCTAAACATTTTTGGAGCATTACCACTAGCACTCGCTAATGTGACGTTTAAGTTTTTCTTATCAAATGCCATTTTTAAGACTCCCTACAAGTAATTTTAACTATGCCTTCTGCATCAATTGCAACTGCTCCAGCTTGGAACATACAAGCAACTAAAAAAGAAGTTTTCTCTGGCACATAGTCAATTTTGGTTCGGACTGGTAAACCTTCAGCTAAACCAACTGACGATTTATGCCAGGCATAACAATCTCTGTCAGATGAAGATGAAGAGATGGGTAATCCACCTTCATCCCGATCCCCAAGTACATAAAAGTTAAACCCTAGGAACGTATTTACCTCGCCACTTACTAAGGCTTTTACAGAATTGAAGTCGCTTGAAGTGACTGATGTTTCTGAAAGTAAATTGGATAAACTGTTTGCATGAATTGCAATGTGTCTATCACCAGGGGGAACATTTTTTGCATCAAGCTGCTGTTTAGCTGATCTTAATTTAGCCACATTTAAATTGGTAGTTGAACCACCAACTGAATTAGCAACTGTTAAAGAAGTTGAACTTGCAACCAAAGCATCAATAATTTGTTGGTCATAACGTCTGCCAATTGAATGACTTAACATTTCAACAAGTTCTCTTTTCTCGTCAAAGTTCACTCTGTTTGCAGAAAAAATATCTGAATATTCTGCTGCAATCCAATCTTTGAGAGTTGCAGTTACTTGAGAATAAGTAGCATTAATTGGTACAACGTCTGTTTGAGGCACTCTTTCTGAGGCAGTACCAGTTCCCATTTTTGGAAACTTATATGTGTTTCCTTCGACACCAGATTTCAACCTAACGCAACCATTAAGGGTCATGCTACCTTGATAAGCCTGATGGACTTCTGTTGAAAATAATTCAACAAAAGAACTAGATAATCCTATAGCCATGTGAAAATCTCCACTAGTTAATTAAAAATAAATTTTTTTTCGCTAGTATTCTTGACAGCTCAAGGCTAACTTGCATTTTAAGGTTTGCCACCTGGGGGGCATAAAGAAATTTATGCTAGTCCTTGCAAGTATAATAATAAAAAATAATTCTGTTAGCAATAGCTACTTTTGATATTTGTACAAAAAAAAGATGGGGGGAAAGGGAAACCCCCCTGGAGAAATTAATTTGGATATCTTTGGGCAAAAAGATTTTCAACTTTTTTGCGATAACCTACATCAGTTTTGTAACGGCTATCACCAACCATTGCTTTTAATTCTTCATCGCTAACCGCACCTTCAAGAGGTTGTGATTCAATTGGGATTCTTCCCTCATAACTTTCTCTAATTTTCATTAATGCTTTTAAACCTCTTGCAGTTCCACCCATGATTTTAAATTCTTCAAAATCATCTGATGACCAAATGCCTTTGTCAACAAAACCTCTTGCCCATGTGACCATTGATTCAATATGTTGATTAGCATTTTTACCTAATAGTTTTTTTTCTTCTTCTGCATCAATAGAATTGTCAGGAGCAAGTTCTGCAAGTTTTAATCCTAAGTCAGTAATTAAATTATCAAACTGATTTTGAGATAAATTATTTTCTTTTGCAAAATTTAAAAAAACATCTTTTGCCGGATTGTCTTTATCAAAATCATCACCAAGTTTTTCTAATGAATATTCCTTTGGAACTTTATGCTTTCCTTGAGAAATAATTTTTCTCATGTCGGCATAACTTTTTGACATTTGTTCCAACATAGGTTCTTGTTTTTCTTCATCCCAAAACTGTTTTGGAAAATAATCAGGAACATCAATTTTTTCTGAAGCTGTATCTTTTTTTTCATCAACTTCTAAATGTGAAATTTCTGTATCATTTTCTAAAGTTTTATTTTCATCAACAGATTTTTGGTCTGCCAATAATCCTTCAGTTGGTGTTTCATTTGTTGATTCGTCAACCTTTGTTTCTTCAGTTGTTGTTTCTTCAGACATCTAACGCCCTCCTGATTCGCAATTGCATTTCTCTTACTAAATCTTTTTTGCCTTCTAAAAAATAACCGGTTGAATGATCTGCGCCAGGAATAAAACTTGCTTTGTTTATCGTTTGATCCACTAACCATGCCATTAATTTTTTCCCCTCAGTTGTTCCAAAAACTTTTAAAAAAAGTTTGTCAATTTCTGGAATTTTTTTTAATGTTGCACGTTCAATATGTTCTATATCATCCCAACCAGCCATTATTAATTCATCCCTTCTGGAACAGTAGCTTCTCCACCACCTTGAGCCATTTGTTGTTGTTGTTGCGCTGCCATCATAGCAGCAACTTGTTCAGCTTTTGCTCTTTCTTCAATCATTACTGCACGTTCAGCAGCATCATGCCTGACTTCACTTGGCACTCCAAGTTTGTCACCAAGATAATCCACCAATGCAGACTTATTAACTGCGTATTCACCTTCAGCACCCATTGGTTGAGTAAGTTGAATAAATTGAACTATAGAATTTATTTCTTCCATATTTTGAGCCATTGCAAGTGGACTTGATGGAGAAACTTTTACTTCTAAACCATTAACGTTTAATGGTAAATTTATCATTCCTCTTTCATCCATAACAGCCAAAGTTTTATCAACAATAGGAATCATCGTTTCATTTATCAATCGACCAAAAGCACTTCCCAAGTTTTGAGAAAGTTCTTTCATTCGCTCGACAATTTCTGTTGCTGATCTTGCACTCATGTTGTCTGGGGGTAAACTTTCATCCAATAAAATTTGTTTAATAGCCATTCTCAAATCATTAATAATTAATTGGCTAACATTAAAATCTCCGGCTCTTGGTAAAGGCCTCAAACTTTCACCTTGCGATCCACCATTTCGTGCAACAGGAATAATTGCACCTGGAACTATTTTTACTGTATGAGGATTTAGGACACCATCGTCTTGCGCTGTGAATACAGGCATAACAGCAAGGGTTGCATTTTTTAACAATAACTCTTTAGTTTTGTTTAAAGTTTTTATGTCGGGTAGGGCAGTTAAAAGTAAACCTCTGCCATAAATTTCACCAGCAACTTTCATATAACGGCTAATAACGAATGGTGAATTTTTCATACGTCTATAAACTAATTCTTCTTTTGAGGCTTTATCAATAACGTGATAACACCAATCGCCTTGGTCATAATCTTTAATTGTTGCCTCAATTAAATCTACTTCATCAGTCGGTTTATCTTTAATGCGAGTTGCAACCGACTCAGGCAGCTTTGCATCTGTCCATTGCTGAGTAATTGATTCGCCTTTCATTCTCATTTTTCTATAAACTTTATCAATTTCACCATTTGCACCTTCTTCAAAACTAACCAAAAAAAGTGGGATAGGAATAAAATTAATTGGAGAATTTTCGTTACCAGGTTGAATCATCATTACAGCTGTTCCAACAGATAAATCTAATAAAAATTCACCCATTGCAATATCAAAGTTTGAGTTTTTTAAAACAGAAAACATTGTATCTGTGTACTCATCTAAAACTGCTTGAACTTCTGCTTGTTGTTCAAATGGAATTTGATTGCCAGGTTCTAATCTGCACCATCTTCTTTGTGGGGGGAAAACACCTGATTGCATCCGATTAGCAAAACGTGCAGTTGAGTGGATTGCTGTTGAGTCAAAAACTCTTGTCATCTTTTTTTGACCTTGGCTTGAACCTTCATAATATCCATACAACTGTCTTTGGGGAATTGCAAATTCATAAGCATCAGAATATAAATCTTCCCAAACATCTTTTTTTCTTTGCGCTAATTCAAAACGTGAGATAACTTGTTGAGTTGATAATCTGTTGCCTTTAATTTTCATAATTAATATTTTTTCTTTTTTGTCATTGCTGTTTTAGCAGCTGCAATAAAGTCTGATTTTTTTGGCGCACCTTTATCACCTGGACTTCTCATTTTTTCTTTTGACCCAGCTTTAATTCTTTTTCTTTTTTTATGGATGTTTTCATACAATCCTGGCATTACATTTCCTCCATTGATTTAAGTAAATTTCTTTGGTTTCTTTTTAAAGATTTATTTGCAATGTCTTTTTCGTTATTCATAATTTCGTGTATTTCTTCTGATCTTTTATTTAATTCTTCACCAGAATTATAAATTGGAAAAAAGTTTGTATTTATTTCTGACTTCCAATAATTTCTAAGATAATCTTCATTAACTGTTCCATCTGAATATTTTGGAACAATCATATTTCCATTTTCATCTTCAACGTAACCTGGAACGCTTACAAACTTACCAGTTTCATTTCCATCATTATCTAAAATTGAAAGTCCAACAGCATATACTGTTATTGGTCTACCTTGCTCATCAACCCCAACTTTTTTATCTTTTATTGTTTGCCTGTGATAATTAACAATATTTTTTTCTTGGGTTGTCAATTTTAAATTTCTCATGCGTTTTCGCCTGACAAAATTGGTCTACCTCTTAAAGTTCTTGCTCTTACCATTGCAGTTTTTTTTCTGCCAGTACGTTTTAAAATTTCGTTTGTTTCAGACTCTAAGAGTTCTTGTTGCCTTGCAACACTTGCTTGAGCCTCTTCAGTTTCTGCTTGAATTGTTTCCAACTCAGCAGCACTTTGTGTTTGCAACTTTGAAAAACGTGCGTTAAATTCTTCTTCATCCATTCTTTTTTTTTCCTGTAGCTTTTGTATTTCAATTTTTTCTTTTTCAATTTCATCTTCCAATGCAGTAAATGGTTTGTCATACAACTCAAGAAATTTTTCTTTGTCAAACGTAGGTGCAGTTGCAGTAAACTCTGGTTCTGGTGCTAAACCAATAATTTTTCCATCTGCAA